CGGCAAAACGCAAAAAAAGAGGACCAAAAGCCATTAAATACGCTGTCACTGCTTCTGGTAAAAGGAGAAAAACTACCAAAAAGAAAAAATAATGCTTGACATTTGATTCAATATATGATATAATATACAGTGTACCATATTACATTTTATTAATTAGAGATAACCTAAGAGGCCTCAAGTGGATCAAGAAACACAGCAGTATTACGACAATTACTTCACCCTGTTTTCTACTGATGGTTGGAAACAGCTAATTGAAGAATTAAAACAGAATGCTTTAGTGATTAACAGTGTTGAAGCTACTAAAGACACAAATGATTTGTATATGCGTAAAGGACAGATAAACGTCTTAGCATACATTTTAAATTTAGAGTCTACAACAAACACTAATTACGACGAGCTTGACAAGAATAATGATTAAAGTATTTGACTTCCGTTGTACTAACGGACACGTATTTGAAGAATTTGTAGATCAAGACACCACAACCACTAGGTGCGGATGCGGTGCTAATGCTACAAAAATCGTTTCAGCAACACAGTGCATTCTCGACGGATCTACTGGTGACTTTCCCGGAAGACACATGAAGTGGGTGCGAGAACACGAAGAAGCTGGGCGACGAGGAAGGGAAGCTCAACGAAAGGAGAGTCAATCCCTATAATAATCTCCATAACCTACAAAGGCGGGGTAAAATTTAGTGATGTCAAGAGCGACAATTATTGATGAGCGTCCAGAAGAGGAGTTAGAAACAACAGATCAACTCGAAACACAGGACACCGTAGAGACTCCTCAAGAAGAGGAACAACCTGTACAAGAACCTGATATTCCAGAAAAGTATCAAGGTAAGTCTGTCGAAGATCTCGTACAGATGCACCAAGAGCTAGAAAAATTTTCTGGCAAACAGAGTACGGAAGTTGGCGAGTTACGAAAACTTGTTGATAATCATATCCAGACACAACTCAACACACAACCAGCACCTCAACAACAGCAAGAACAAGATGATACTGATTTTTTTGTAGATCCTCAAACCGCTGTAAACAAAGCAATAGACAACCACCCTAAAATTAAAGAAGCAGAAGCTTACACTCGACAGTACAAACAACAGGCTACTCTTGCACAATTAAAATCTACGCATCCAGACATGGAGCAGGTTTTGCAAGATCCTAGGTTTGTTGAGTGGATTAAGGGGTCAAAAGTCCGAACACAGTTGTTTGTTCAAGCGGACCAAGGGTACGATTACGATGCCGCAGACGAATTGTTTTCACTCTGGAAAGAGAGAAATCAAGTAGTACAACAAACGGCACAGGCTGAAAAAACAGCACGTAAGAGTGCAGTAAAGTCTGCTACTACAGGCAACGCTCGTGGTACAGCAGAAGGATCTCGTAGAAAAGTCTATCGTCGTGCTGACATTATTAAACTAATGAAAACCGACCCTGAACGTTACAACGCTTTGTCAGACGAAATTTTACAGGCATACGCAGAGGGTCGAGTTCGATAGCCTTTTAAGGAGATAACTCATGGCTACAGCAACTTATCCCGGCACAGGTGGTTTTACCGCCTTAACAGAAGCAGGAACTTTCATCCCAGAAATTTGGTCGGATGAAATTATTGCTGCTTATCAGAAAAACTTGAAGATGGCACCCCTTGTCAAGCGTCTTTCTATGACCGGCAAGAAGGGTGACGTTATTCATATCCCTAAGCCTACTCGTGGCGATGCCAATGCTAAAGCGGCTGACACTGCGGTAACTATCATTGCGAACACAGAATCAGAGCTGCAGGTTACTATTAACCGGCACTTTGAGTACTCGCGTCTGATTGAGGACATCGTAGAGGTACAGGCTCTGTCATCTCTGCGTCAGTTCTACACTGAAGATGCTGGTTACGCTCTGGCTGTGCAGGTTGACAACGACCTTCACGCGGCTGGTACTGGTTTTGGTGACGGTGGCGCTGTTGTATTCAGCCCCGCTGCTACTGACTACCAGCACACTGGTTGTTTCTTCAATGATAACGGCACTACCACTCAGTACACCGACGATACTCTGGTAGCTGGTGACGAGTTTACGGACGCCTTTTTCCGTGACATGATCCAGAAGATGGATGACAACAACGTGCCTATGGAAGGCCGTAACTTGATTGTCCCGCCTGCCACGCGCAAAGCGATCATGGGTATTGACCGATACGTGTCTTCTGATTTCGTATCCGGTGGAACCGTTAACAACGGCTTGATCGGCAACCTGTATGGCGTAGATGTTTACGTTTCTGCTAACTGCCGAACTATTGAAGCCGCTGCTGACAACACTGCATCTAGCGTTGACACTCGCGCAGCCCTGCTGTTCCACAGTGAGGCTGTTGTGATGGCAGAGCAGTTAGCTGTTCGTTCTCAGACTCAGTACAAGCAAGAGTACCTTTCTACTCTGTACACCGCCGACACCCTGTACGGTGTTCAGGTGTATCGTCCTGAAGCTGGTTTTGTTCTGGCAGTACCTTCTGCCTAATAGAACACTGGGGGTCGCAATGGCCCCCTTTTATTTAAGTGCTTGTGTACGAGTCTTTAAATAAAAGATATATAACGGATAGGAAAGCCTTATGTCTAACTATGTAAAATCTACAAATTTTACTGCTAAGGACTCTTTACCTACAGGAGACGCTAACAAGGTTATCCGTGGTTCTGAGTTTGATACGGAATTTGACGCTCTTGCTACAGCCGTAGCGACTAAAGCAGACCTTGCTGGCCCTACGTTTACTGGTACAGCTACGTTTGCCAACCTTACCGCTACTGGGACTGTCAACTTAAACGGGGCTACCGTATCAGACCTTGGGGCTGTCACAACGGTCGATATTAACGGTGGCACTATTGATGCGGCAGTTATTGGTGGTGCAACTCCAGCAGCCGGTTCGTTTACTACTTTGTCCGCATCTAGCACTTTTACACTAGGTGGCGTTGCAGTTACTTCAACAGCGGCAGAACTCAATATCCTTGATGGTGTTACGTCTAGCGCCGCAGAGTTAAACATCCTAGATGGCAAGTCATTCGTAGATGAAGATGACCTTAGTAGTAACTCTGCAACCGGAATACCTAGCCAGCAGTCCGTAAAGGCTTATGTAGACTCACAGACAGGCTTGGGTGGCGCTACGCTCGCCGGTCTTGCTGATACTAACGTTACGTCTCCTGCTGATGCGGCTGTTTTGTTTTACGACACTGGCACATCAAAGTGGATCGACAACGTTGTATCTGGCGACATTACAATTGCAGATACTGGTGTGGCAGCTATTGGCTCTGGCGTCATAGTCAACGCTGATGTTAATGCTAGTGCGGCTATTGACGTATCTAAGACTGCATTGGTAGCAGGAACAGGTATTACCCTTAGCACCAACACTTTGAATGTTGATGCGGCACAGACACAAATTACTTCTCTTGGCACACTTGGAAGTTTGGATGTAGACAATATCCAGATAGATGCCAATGCGGTTAAGTCAACCAATACCAACGGCAACATACAGTTGTTTCCGAATGGCACAGGTTTTACAGAGTTTTATGGGAACACCAACCCCGGCACAGTTAGGTTTAATTGCGAAAGCAACTCACACGGTGTAACTGTTAAAGGGCCAGCGCATAGTGCAGCAGCAACTTATGAAGTGGCGCTTCCTAATGTTTTAGGTCTTACACAAGCATCAGCTATTGTTACATCAGATGCTAATGGCGTTGTTAATTTTGATGCTGGAACGACAGATGACGTAAATACAATAACGTCTAGCTCTAATGCTGCAACAATTAACTTGCGGCTTGGCAATGTGTTTGAGCATGACCTTACTGAAAATGTAACTTATACATTCAGTAATCCCGGCGCAAACAACACAGCCAGCGTATTTGTTTTGAAGGTTATTCAAGACTCTTCAGCCAGAACAATCACATGGCCTGCTAGTGTTGACTGGCCTGCAGCTACAGCCCCTACTCTGACCGCAACAAACAACGGCGTAGATGTGTTTGTGTTTTTTACTAGAGACGGCGGCACGACTTACTACGGCTTTACTGCAGGACAGGCACTAGCATGAGTGCAGCAATTAAATTACTAAAAGCCGCCGCTGGTAACGCTGGTGGTAGCCCCGTTTACGTTGATGATGTGTTTTCGACAGACGTGTGGGATGCAAACGGCTCTGCCCGAAATATAACCAACAGCGTTGATCTTTCTGGTGAAGGAGGATTGGTTTGGATTAAAGTAAGGGAGGCAACTAACAATAACGTCTTGTATGACACGGTTCGTGGGGCTGGCAAACAAATTGTATCAAACAGTACTGGTGCAGAATCTACTCGCACGGATACGCTCACTACTTTTAACAACAATGGTTACGCTCTTGGTGCAGACGCTTCTTATGGGACGGTGAATTACACTAGCAACGGCAAATATGTTGGCTGGACATTTCGCAAGCAACCGGGTTTTTTTGACATTGTTACCTACACGGGAACTGGTAACACAACTGGCGGCTCACCTCAGTGGAGGGAAATTTCACATAATTTAGGTACTGCGCCGGGAATGATTATTGTTAAAAAAACGAGCGGCACAGGAGATTGGTATGTATGGCATAGAGGTTTGGCTGACGATAGTGTTTACGCGGCTCAAACTGGTTTTTTAAATCAATCTGCTAACTTTGGTGGTTATAATGGCTTTCAAACAGCCGCCAATCAAACTGCTGCACATTTTTCTTTAAGGCAAAATAGTTCAGGTCAAACAAATGACTCAGGGGCTACTTATGTAGCCTACTTATTCGCCCACGATGCCCAAGACTTTGGCACAGATTCTGACGAGGCCATCATTAAGTGTGGGAGTTACACGGGCAACGGAAGCTCTACAGGCCCGACTGTTGACCTTGGTTTTGAGCCTCAGTGGCTGTTATTTAAAAAGGCAACAGGGTCGGCTGAAGAGTGGATTATCCACGACAATATGCGAGGACTGCATGTCGGTGGTAATGACGCTGAACTACTACCCGCTTCTGGCTCTCAAGAATACAGTAGTTATGCCGCCATAGACGTAACAGCAACAGGCTTTAACATTACGCATACTAGTGCTAGATACAACGAAAATAGTCAAACCTACATTTACATGGCTATACGCCGACCCCACAAGCCAGCATCAGAGTTTGCGGCTACTGATTTGTTTAGTCAGAGCATGGGTTTGAACGCTAGTACTGGCGGCAAAGTTTATGCAACTACCTATCCAGTAGACTTTCATTTTGCAAAAGGCGGTATCTCAGCAACGGGCGATTGGTATTTAAGAGATAGATTACGCGGTGGAAATCTTTATCTTAATCCAAACGATCCTAGAGCCGAAAGCTCTCATGCGTATAACAATGAATTTGACCACATGGACGGTATTTATACTGAAACCGCCTTAGATAATACCGGCTCTATAGGCTATCAATTTAGGAGAGCGCCGGGCTTTATGGATGTGGTTGCTTATACGGGGTCAGGCTCAGGAAGCACGGTCGTAAAGCATAATCTTGGGGTAGTACCTGAAATGGTCTGGCGCAAAAGGCGCGATGCTTCACAGCAGTATTATATATGGGCATCCGCTTTGTCCGGCGCAGGCACTGCTCAAGCGAATGGAAACTTTTACACCTCGTCCCAAGGCTTTAGTAATGGTCAGTATTATGCTGGCGATACCCAATTTGACAATATTACTCCGCCAACAGCTACTGAATTTACCCAAGGTGCTCTTAAAACATCATCTGCTCAGTACGTAATTTACCTATTTGCTTCAGTTGCAGGGATATCAAAGATAGGCACTTACACTGGGACAGGCAGTGACTTAAACGTAGATTGCGGTTTTAGTGCTGGCGCTAGGTTTGTAATTATAAAGAAAACAAGCGGTAACGGCGCTTGGTACGTATTCGACACAGTGCGTGGCATCGTGGCTGGCAATGATCCTTATTTAACTTTGCACACAGGCAATGCACAAAGCACAGGTTACGACTACATAGATCCACTATCAAGTGGCTTTTCTTTGCCATCCGCAGCCTCTGGTAGTACTAACCAATCTGGCGAAACTTATTTATTTTTTGCAATCGCATAGGATTATCAACTATGTCTGAATACAGAAATCGAACAAGCGGCGAGATCAAAACGGACGCCGAACTAAAAGCTGAAAATAAAAACATGAGCTTTCCAAAGGCATGGAACAGTTCTGTCCACGATGCCTTGAACGTAGACCCCGTGTTAGAGGCCCCTGCTCCTGCGCCTAGCGCCGCTTATAAGTCGGTAGTACGTAACGGTGTAGAGCAAGACGCCAACGACAACTGGGTGTACGCATGGACAGAGCAGGATATGTTCACTGAGTACGAGGATGACGAAGGAAACACAGTTACTGTACAAGAGCAGATCGACGCTTACGAAGCAAAAAAACTAGCAGACAAGCGTGAGTCTTTGGTAGTAACCATGCGTCAAGCACGACTAGCGTTATCTCAAGTAAACAAGTTAAGTCTCGTTGACGAAGCTATTGCAGAGATGGAAGAACCTGACAAGACAACAATATCTATTGAGTGGGAGTACGCTACTCAAGTTGAGCGTGTATCTCCTTGGGTTGATACTATGAGTGCTGCACTAGACATGACTGGTGAAGAAATGGACGACCTGTTTGAACTGGCGGCAACTCTGTAACATGAACAGCGTGGGAAGCACATCTATGATGGACAACAGGCTTGACCGCATAGAGCAAAAGCTTGACAAGCTAACTGAAGCAGTATCTCAGATTG